CCCGGCTCACCCGCTTGATTAGGTCCATCTACACAATAAAAACCATTATTTACAGAATATCCAGTTTGAAGGGTATTCATGCGTCTTGCTCCAAATCCGCCCCTGCACCATATATCTCCTGAATAAAATCTATAACCTCCTTGGTGATACATATTGCCGGAAAACCATAAATTATTACTACCGTCAAAAGATATCATACCTGCTGGTTTGCTAGGATCTGTATCATAACAAGTTAACTTTTTGAATGAGCCAACAACTCCTTTAAGTTCACCAGTGAATGTACCACCTTTTGCATTTATTGTGCCAGTAATATTTAAATCTCCAGTGGCAGTCCACGTAATGTTACCATTGGCTAAACGACCAGAACCATCATTGTTTAATTTCCAATAATTTCCATTATATAAACTTCCATCTGAACCCCAATATACAGAATTCTTGTATATCGCATTTGAAGTGATATTCCACCCACCGATAGTCCCTTTGGTTGTCGTGAGAGTAAGAGCATTAACCTGTTCAGCCGTTATTGTAGCATTCACTTTTACCGATCCATCGATAGTGAGATTTCCGCTAGCATCCCATTTAATCTTTCCATCGGCCAACTGACCTGAGCCATCTTTTTTAAAAATACAAGTATATGTTACGATAGCATTGTTGTGAATAGTAATACCATTTGTCCAGTTAGCACTTCCATTCCATTTAGTACCAGTATATATCGAATTACTATCTATAACCCAACCTCCAATAGATCCTGAAGAAGAAGTTATTCTTCCAGAAAAATCACCGTTAACACCACTTAGAGTGCCGGTAAATGTTCCGCCAGCAGCAGAAAGAGAACCTTTGAATGTACCACCTGCTGCACTTAAATTACCAGAGAATGTACCGCCAGCAGCTGATAGATTTCCACTAAAAGTACCTGTAGCGGCACTAAGGGTTCCTTTAAAGAATGCATTTCCATTTGTATCAATTCTAAATTGTTTGGCTCTTAATGCACCGGCACTGGATAATGTAATCCCTGTACTTGTAAAATCATTATTTGCTTGCTTGGTTCCTGAGTATATAGAGTCTCCATCAATATTCCAGGCTGCAATAGAACCAGATTTAGCTGTGATTTTGTCTACATTCCAAACACCATCAGTACCCCATTTAATAGCACCGCCAGCTAGTTGGCCAGAGCCATCGTTATTGAGTTTCCAATAATTGCTGGTATGATAGATGCTACCATCTGAACCTAAATAGATGTTATTCTTCTTTATACTGGTAGAGTTTATGGTCCAGCCACCAATTGTGCCACCGGCAGCAGTAATGCTTCCTATGAGGCTTAAATTGCCTGCTTTGTCCCATGTAACATTACCTCTTGCAAGTTTACCTGATCCGTCTTTGGAAAATAACCAGTTTACAGTTGAACCCGTTAATGATTGTATTGAACCATTCGAGTTCAGTTCAATTTTTTCATTATTGCTAGTAGGAGTAGAGTAAAGCTGAGTATCAGAAATGTTCCACCCTGCAATAGTAGTGTTTCCATTTTTATCCCATCTAATCTTACCTGATGCAAGAATACCAGAACCGGTAGGAGAGAGTTGCCATATTGTTTTGCTTGCTACTATTGCTTGAATACCTCCAATGGTTGATAGTTCTATATGATCACGACCGGGAGTTGTTTCAGAGGTAAGCCTATTTGCTTCTATTAACCATCCTCCAATTTTTCCTTTTTGAAAAGTAAGATTACCACCTACGATAGTTTCGGTTTCTATGTTTTTCGCAAATATTGCTCGTACATTTAAAACATCTGTGTTGATGGTACCATCTTTAATTAGAGTCGTTCCATTAATAGTTGATTTGTCTCCAATTTCAACTTGTCCTTTAAAATAGGCTGATCCATCTGGCAGAATATAAAAATTATCATTACGAGAACGAATAGAGCCATCAGGTCCAAGTTTAAGTAATGGGTTTTGTATTGTACCACCTATACCGCCTTCGCAAAACCAGGCACCGTACCCTTCACTGTCTTCTTTTAATGTTCCGTCTGTTGGTTGGTATTGAGATACAATATCTCCTTTCTCTAATTGTGGAGAACACACAATCAGAGGTTCATTCGTTTCAAAGTTGATATAGAATGGATCTCCGGATTCAGTTACAGGAAAAGATGTATAATAACGTCTCCAACCTTGATATATATTCCATGAGTCAATTAGGTTTGTGTTTTGATAAAGATTTAAAGTAGTTATATTTGAACTATATATCCATATTGAAAAAGTTATAATATCACCCTTGTTATTAATGGACCATCCGGATTCCCTACATGTCAGACGGTGAAGCGTTGTATTAGTCTTAAATTTGTATGCAGATCCAATTTTAGCTGGGATTTTTATATCGACTTTATCTGCGGTGTTATTAAAATCACAATTAAGGCTATTCTTTATCATGTTTTTGTAGATGCGGCCAGCATAGAAGGTACTTGAAAATCCATTGCTATCACCTGCTGTTAAAGTTCCTGCAATACCTACGTTCTGAGTCGCATAAAAATTTTGAGTGTGGATTCCATAGCCCTTGAGTGATCCGAATATTGGATCAACTGTTGAATTAAGGTTCCCAATAATAGCTTTGCCAGCATCAGAGAAATTAGCAACATCTGATAACTTTATGATATTTAGTTCAGCAATTTCAACCCAGTCGTTTTGAGATAATGAAGCTAAATCAATAAGAAAACTCCTTGTGTTCCGAGATGGTGCATCAATTTGGACAATATGTAATTTGTATTCCCAATCACCTTTTGAAGATACAGACCCTGAAGCGTCGTATGAACTGTTGTCTGTATATCCAAAAGAAAAAGGTAAGGTGATATTTTTATTTGTTCTGATTTTGTATGAGATTAAAACCTTATCCTGTATTTGAAGTGAATCTAGGAAAGTAACTTTTATCTGAACTGCATTATTTGTGGTTGTTTTTTTGATAACCTTGTATGCCCGGTAAGAACCATTAGAGTATTTACTATATGATGTTGTTAGAAAACTTTCTCCTATACATGCATAAATATTTTTAGACGGTTGATTTACACTACTTCCTGACAAATATGGCAAACACAGTGATTTTTCTGTTCCAAGTTTATCTAAAACTTTTAGAAATGGAGCATCTGAATCACTGGCAGTCATATAGATTGCTCCAGACCTATCTGCGTTAAATAAATTGGTAGTTCTAACAAAATCCAATACCTGTTGGCTATTAGGAATATCGCCTTCTAGTAAGGCTCCGATGAAGTAATGGGATTTCACTATAACACCTTTATCATTAGGTACTTCATCAAAGCCTACAGCCAATACAACCATTAGAGTATATATTGTACTTATTCCATCTGAATATTGTCTTCTTACTATATCACCAGGTTGTAAACCTTGAGTTTTTTTGGAATCAGGATTGATGGAGATTTTAAATTTAGGGTAATTGGTTAATGACATAATTAGGTTTTATTTTATTTGCTCTACTTTATCTCCGGAACACGAACTACTGACCCAAAGCGATCCATTGATGGAACTTATCTTTTGTATTTCAAATTCATATGCTCTGATTTTTTTTCGAAATACAGCCTCATCTGCAGTGATCTCTATATTACCGGTATCTATTTTTTTTCTAATACCCCATCCTTCGCCTGCGAAACCTGTCGAGAAACGCTCGGATGAAAGATTACCGATAAAATATGCGTTGCCAAAATACTTAATTCCGTCAGAGATATTTAGTAGATAATTGTTATCGCTAAAGAATAGAGTATTGTTTGCTAACCTGGTTGTTGATTCTTGAATGCCAACAAAGCCTTTCCCTTCCAGTGGTTTGTTGAAAGTAAAGAAATCGGCACTTGTATCAATAAATACACTTTCACTATTTTTAGATAAGTCTGCATAAACTGATGTAGTTTTGCCATAATTGATACCGGTCTTATGTGTTACCCGGTTCGAATCAGATCTGAGAAAATCAGCTGTTAATGCTATTCCACATGTATCAGAATTAATATATGGACCAATGTTGTCTCTGAATCTTAGTTTATCGTGGATTATTACAGCTTGGGTATTTGTACTCATCAAAATATCGCCATATCCGAACCCTGCCTGGAATGAGTTCATAAATGATGCTCGTCCAAATTTGTCGATTAAGTTATGATCTCCTGCTTCTGTAGTTAAAGTAGACCAAAGGCGTATATCACTAGTAGATTCTCCTCCTAGTATTAGTGAGCCACCTATAGAAGATAATTGAATATGGAAGTCTGAAGGACATGATATAACTTTTTGACCATTTAACTTGATGCTGAACTGTTTTCCTATATTTATATTTCCGTTCAATAGTAGTTCATCTTGTGTTATTGAAGCTATTGCATTTCCATTTGCACCTAGTTGTACTCCATACAGAGAGAAGAGTGGACCCAATAAATTACTATTCCCCGTAACTGATAATTCTCCCTTCACAATAGCGTTTAGCATGGTCCAATTTACATCAGCCTTGTTAGAGTTTCCGGAATAATAAATATCTCCTCCTTTATATGAAAATAAATTGGTGGTAGGGGATACATAAAAACCATTAGAAATATCAGGTCCAAATAATACATCTCCCGATGTCTGTAAATTTGACTGAAGAAAATCTACAATGTCTCCAGCATCAATCTTCATTATCTCTTTTTGAATTGAAGCATCAATGTAGTGATTGAATAATAATTTGTTGTCTATTAATAGATTATTGCTGTCTATTTTTAGTTTCTCTTCAATAGATATATAGCTCTCAACAGTTTGTCCATCGTTGGTTTTCTTAAATGTTTGAAGAAATATTTTTCCATCTTCCCCAGCTTGGAATCCAAATAAAGTACTGAGTCTACCAGACATATTATCGCCAGCTTTTTTAACAAAAGTCGCTAATTGTGGTTCAGTAGGGTCGGCAGATTCGAAATTTTCAGCAATAGGCTTGGCTAAATTATAGGCAGAATTTTTGATTCGTGTGTCAAGACTAATGTTAGTTTTCCCATCCTGGCTTGTTTTAATACTGGCATAAAAACTCTCATATAAATTTTTGCATACAATAGAGGTCGAAAGATCAGGCATCTCTATCAATCCTTCTGTATTTTTTGTTTGCTTCATATTATTTTACTGTTACAGTTTGAGATAAGACTGAATTACATTTAGTTAGAAATGATAGGAAATTAGCCATGTTTATGATTGGCATTGTTCCTAACATTGTTGGTGTAGTTATCTTTGAACACTCAGTCATAAACTCCATCATAAGGGATACTAGTTGGTTACCTAGTACAGCTGGCTCTGTTGCTCCTTCACCAAGTACTATGTGTTTCCCATTTAAAATGATTGAATCTTCGGTTATGCTTTCACTAGTATTTCCTACAGAATGCTTAATTTGATCTTTATCTTGCTCTACCTTGCTTTTTCCTGTGTTAGTAGTAATCTTGCTTGGTTCTATAGTTTGAGTGGCAGAATCGCTCTTATTTGAAGCCTGAGAGATTATCTTCGTGGATTCATATATGGTTTCTGTTTTGTTCCCGTCGTTTTTTAATTCATTATAGTCTACTTCAGGATTGCTAACTTCACTAGTTACACCAATAATAGTTTTTTTATTAGCTATAGTGCTAATTCTATCTAAGTGGGAAAACGATAGGATAGATGCGTCCCCAGTTCCAACAGCCCATAACAAGGTTACATCAGACTTAATAGTTGGCACAAACATTTGTCCTTTATTTAATCCCGGAATGGAGTTAAGAGGGATATCTGATAGATTAATTGTCCCATCCATTGAAATAACGTCAATGGTTCCTAATGAACCTTCATTTTGTGGTTGGTTATATTTTGCAACAAACCCATGAACTATTTGGAGGTTATTTTCTGGAGCTTGGACTAATTTGCGTAATGCTTCTGATAGTTTGTTTTGGTCGGCCATGATTATTTGTCACTTAGTTTATATGGTATTTTAAGTCTTTGTCTGTATCCATGTGTTCCAAAGGTTGTAACAACTTCACTTATAACATACGTTCCATTTCTTTCAGGATTTAGATTGTCAGTTAATCTAACTTTACATCCGGAGGAGAGTCCATAATCTCCGAAGATAACCAAGTCTCCTTCGATCCCTGTCTGTGAAATCTCGGAGAATGCAGCCTGTGCATTTTTGACAAGAGTATCTCTATTGACGTTGTACTCATGATAAGTTCGAACGTTATAAGCAGAAAGATCAATCTTATTATTTTGAGTCCCCACCAAATTTGTGAGGTTAGTATTTTTATCATGCTCGCTTAATAAAGTGTTCTTTAACTGGTTTTTACTGATCTTGGTCTCATTTATTACTTGAAATTTAGAATTGTCTTTAGGATCACGCCTGATGGTTGCCTTATACATAGAATTATCTGGATACAGAGCTATAGCTTCAAGGGCAAGTAGATTAGCATCCAACTTACTTATTTTGAGATTATCATCTGCAACATGTTCATCAAAGTAAATTTCATATGGTGTCGCTGGCATATCTTTGAGTAAAGACTCGGAGGAGTTAACGGAGAACATAGTTCTTCCAAGAGCCAAATGAGGCACGCCATTATAGTTTCTCATATAAGCCATGATTCCCCATTTTTTGAATCGATTCAAAATATCAGCAGCAGTACAACTCTGTGGATATACAATTTGTCCAACTTCCATATTCATTTCTTTTGTTGCTGGATGTAGTTCAATACCGGTCCCTTTTAATAAAATATTTTCACAGAAATCATTAAGCTTAGTACCTTTAGAATCCGTTTTTATGGCAGAAAGAGCGGTTTGTTTTAATATATATCCCATATCTTCACATTTAAGTGTAAATGGATTATCCGCTACTATACCGGTAATGAAACCATCAAACATTGTTTTTTTATTGGTTTCATCTCCCTCTATTTCACTATACCAAAGCTGTATTTTAATTCTTTGTCCACGTTTAAATACCCCGTTTTCACCTACTAATCTTACTTCTCGCTCTCCAAATTCATTTTTCTGTGAAGTCTTGGTTGTAATTTGTCGTGTAAATTGAACATTAGCAACATTGATAATAGTTTTGTAGGAGTCTTTTATCTCTATATTGACTACTTCATTTATGTAGGTAGGATTAATGATATTTAATTTGTTGTTTGGATCTGTATCCCCAAAAGTAATGAAACAGTTGAGGATACTTAGACCATGTACTATATCCATGATTGTTGTTGTAAGAATTGTTTTGGATTAAGTTTATTGAGATAATCTTTCAATGATGTACCTGCAGGTTGGTATTTTTTGATAGTTTCTACATTAGCTTCAACTATACCTTCTTGCTTTGCGATTAATGCTTCTAGTTCGGCTTTGGCTTCAAGAATTTTCTTTCTTTGAGCATCATCATATTTTATTGCTTCTATAGATTTTTCAAAGACAGCACTAATCGTATAATTTTGTACGTTGGAAGAACCTATTACCTGTGGAAAATCATAGCTAAGAACTATCATAGTACTTATCTCAAATATATCAAGAAATGGAGATCTGCATTTTATTACACCTTTATGTTTCAGTATTTTAAGCAGGTTTGACATCTCTTCTGTTGGATATACATCTTGATAAGGGCTCACTATTTTACCAGTAATAGAAATCATATAATCCCCTCCGGCAATATATTCTTTACGAGTAAGATCACGACCTTGCACTTTTGTTAACAAGATATTTTTACTTTCGTTGATTTTTAATACTGCATGAGCATCTACAAATTTCAATCCGTCTGCTTCCAGGCGAAGATAATGTCGTATTTCTTCACCAGCAAAAGTTTGCATTCCAGATTCTAAAACAGGTGTGTTTGCATCGACGAGTTTAATACGGGCCTCATTAATGGATTTTAAATCACCTTCAATCTTTATACTATTGCTTGGCTTACCGTTAATTAACTCATCAGCCAGCCTCATAGCTGCCTGTTTAGTCCTCCATTTTACAATTCGTTCTACTATCCTGGCCTTTTTTTTAATATATGCCTCTGGATTACGTGCTAAATCGATTATATTAATCCTGGGAATATAGGTTAGGA